CCTAATTTTTATAATCAATTGAAAATCAATGCTACTATTTTTAAAACGGGCATAAAAAAAGCCGCCCGGAACGTTCCCGGACGGCTCAAAAGGTCAACAATGAAAGTTATCGCTTCGGCCCCTTGATGATGAAATAAATCATCGTCGCAATGCTAAAAAGAGCCGTAACGATACCCTGCCAGTTGCCGCCCAAAATCGCGTCAATCAAATCGCGTACCCGTGTGAAAAAATCGGCAGGAAGCGCCGGTACAATAGCCACAACGGCTGCGCCGATGTAGTTCCATGTGTTAGGGCTGCGAATCCAGTCCTTCCAATCGACCTTCACCGCCGTTTTAAGTTTTTCCCGGAAAAGTCCGGCGGTAGCAATCAGGCCGAAAATGCCGCTGACAATGTTGCGGGCTTCGCTTTCGGGGAACCCGATGAAAATGCCGCCGAACGCCAAAACAAGGGCAATCCAAAAGTTAGTCCCTTGCCAAAATTTCAAAGGTGTGTTTTCCATATTATTTTTATCGTTTAAATTTCAATTGAATTGACGTCAGCCGCTTGTGCAAGACAAGATTTTCCGCTCGAAGCGTGTCTATCTCCAGCCGGAAAGCGTCGTTTTCGTTCCGACAGGCGCGAAGTTCGGAGCGCACCTCTGCGATAGATTCCGCACACTCTTTCCTTATCTCAATCCGCTCTATTTTCCCCTCTGTCTTTATGTCGCCAATGGCTTTCCACATGAAAGCGACCACAATCGACATAAATACAATTACAGGCGCTTGCCTGAATAGGAAAGGGAAAAAGCGTGTCCAAAACTCTTTCATAGGATCGTAAGATTCCATAGCCGGTTTTTATTCCGACTATGTAAAAAGTGTGCCTAATTATCCAATTATCAGTTTGCAAATCCACATTCCGACAAATAAAATTGCCGTGTATGCGAAAAGCGAAAGCGGGTTATCCGTTACCACCGCGCCTACGTCGGTAGATTGTTTCCGCAGCCGATTGTTTCGTTTGCGTTTAACCGGCTCAAATTTGTCAGAATTGCCGGGTTTTCGGATATTTTGGTTGGCTTTGCGTTTGCTCATTTTTAAAGAATATTATTTTCATTCTGTAAAAATAAAGGTTTCTCCAACAAACTTCCCCAAAAAAAAGCCGCCTGCTGAAAGCCCTATATCTGCCAGGTAATGCCAGGCCGGACGCCGTGCGTCGGATGAAAAGCCTATTGTAAGCGCCGCACCTGCTATAAATCCCTGCCTGACAAACTTTTGCCCTTGCGTACCGTTTCCGGCAATGCCTGCTGCAAAAGACATAGACGCGGGCGCAATTGCCCCCTTCCAGTTGTATTTAATTTGCGCCGGTTGCGGGTGTTCAACATGAGGGCGGATTTGCGCCGATGCGAAAAGTGGGAAAAGCAGTAGGAATAGTATTTTCATCAAAATTTACAGATTTTTACAACGGCTGAAACTTGAGCCTGTGTTGTTGTGCCGCTGCTTGCGCCTGCTGTGTATGTAATTTTTAGCGCGTCGTTTGTATCGTCTGCCGTAATCGAAAATACAACATCTGACATTGTTGCATCTGACTGTGGCGACATAAGCGTTTGCACTGTCCCCAAAATTGTGGTTGTGCCTCCCACGTTCCTCAATACACCCGCATAGGTCGCGACAAGCATATCTCCAATGACTACCGATCCATTTCCGATAACAGAAGCGCGCGCATAAACAGTTACCTCAAACTGCCATGTTCTACCGGATGAAATCAACGCCCGTTTAGTATCCAACGCATCTAAAAATATCTCGGTTGCCGAAGTTCCGGTAACTGTTTTTGCCGAAAACGAAAGGAAAGAAGTCCCTGTCAGGGCAATCTCCCCATAAAGCGAAGCGGAAGCGCCTAATGCTACTGCGTTTTTTTCGCTTGCTGTTGCCGCGCCTAATGCTACTGTATTTTCAGCAGATGCGGTAGAACCGACGCCAACCGCGAAACTGTTATCCCCGGATGCTGTCGGCCCCGCTGCTCCATTCCCGCCTAATGCTACCGCATAAGAAGCGGACGCGGTAGCCGCATTGCCAAGGGCTAAAGAGTTAGTACCGGATGCGGTGTTACTACTGCCGAACGCAGCCCCCCCCGTTCCGGATGCGGTGTTAATATTTCCAATTGCGATTGCCTGTGTTCCGCTTGCTGTATTTCGCCTTCCTCCTATGACTATGGCCCTCGTACCACTGGCAACCTGTGTAGATGCCGACCTTGATGTTTGCAGGTCAACCGCATTTGCCCCCCTTGCGTCTCCTCCTGTGGTTGTCCCATCCGGCACTGCCAATGCAAAAGCACCCGTCCCCTTTGGAACAATCGCCGCGTTGACATTAGTGGTGGCGTTTGTCGCTGTCCAGGATGAAGTCGCCTGCGTTCCCGATGAAAAGCCGGTAGTCCAATCTGAATCCGAAATGTATGCCCCATCTGCATAACCCTTGTCTATCAGCGACCGCGCCGAATAGGTGCCGGAATAATCGCCCGAATACCGCACATCGCGCCCGCCGATTGTCAGCCTGTCGGTTGCGCCGTCGCCGAACGAAAACAGCGCGCCCGTACCTGAAAAGGCCAGGCTGCTACTGCCGGACGTGTCCCGGTGCAATACCGTAGCCCCTGCAAGATTCTGGAAATATTGCCCGCCGCGTGTTGTGCCGGTCGTGACGGTGAAACTGGAAATGTCCGGCCCTGTAAATTCAAAATCGTCTACCAGCGTTGCCGCCGTTCCATCGGGTACGCTGCCCGATCCGCCGTAAATACCACCGCCTCCAGAGCCGCCAATTTGAACCCAGGACGGGGAATTGAAATAATACAGTTCACCGTCTGCATTGACTGCAAAAAGCGATTGGTTGTCGCGTGGGGTGTACGCCGGTGCGCTGCTGCCAGTAATCACATCAACGCCCGGACGGAATCGAATCCATGTCAGCGCGTCACGATCCCACCAGAAAAGCCCGGACGTGGTAGTGTCAACGCGAAGTTCAGAACTGCCCGCGATGTTGGGTGTAAAGCCCGCGCCTTTCGTGTACGGCACAGCCGCCGTTTTTACCACCTGCCCGAAAACCAAAGCAGGGAAAAACAGGATAAAAAATGAAAGTAAATTTCTCATAAAGTCAATGTTTAGCCGCCAACCCGGCGAGGTATGCCGGGCGGTAAAAAGTCGTTTCCGACATCCACGACGTACCAATCGCCGGTAGAAAGACCGCCCGTAACAGCCGCCGCGTCATCCACATAAGTAGCCAGGTCGCCAAGCAAATTTTGAATGTCACAATTGCAATCGCCACCACCGCCGCCACCGCCGGACAGCCCGTTTCCGGTGAAGTCTATCGCCTGCGGTGTCATTTCAGGGTATTGCAGGAAGGTAGTTGTCAAGGTGATATTCCACACTTCGCGGCTATCTGTTCCAGATGCCAAAACAAAATCGGCGTTTGCCCGGACAGGTTTCATGCCCTTAGGCCCGCCAATCAATCTATCGCCCACCGTGAGCAACCAAAAGGAGTAGCGCCGCGCCCCGGATTGCAATTTCCTGCAAAGCGCGCTGTGTCCGTCATCGATGTTTAGAACGGCCATATTTAGCCGGTAGGTGCGTTCTCTTTGCTCGATGTAACGCCCGCCTGATAAATTCACCTCAACGGCGCTATCGGGCAAAAAAGAACCAATGCCGACAAGGTATTTCCCTTTTGTGTCGTCGGTGTTCGTGTTGTCAATCGTGTTTACCCAATCCGCTATGTTTTCCCAGTCCCCCGGAAAGTCTGCCCCGGTCGGCAGCATCAGAATTGCCGCAACCTCGCTCCGGCGTTGCCGGTACGTTGTGCCATCTTGGCAAGTTGCGATAGCAGGCAAAAGCCAGTCATCGCACAACGTCGAAGGCAGATACGTGAACGGGTTTTGCGCCGTCGTGTCGCCCCAAATGTGGGGAGGTGGGTTTTGCATTTATGCAAGCGGGTTTGCCCGGCGTTGCGGATCGCCGGTTGCTTTCCAGAACAGTTTAATCACCGCCGTATTTCTGTCGGTGTTTGCGTTGCCCTTCGGGAAGGTAACGTCGATCAAGTCGGGAACCAGCCCGTCGGCGATGCCGTACACATAGCCGTTCAGGTCGGCATAGTAAAACTTGAAATTCAAGTTTCCGCACTGCACCTGTCGCAAAAACTCATACGTCGCATCGTCAAGTTGATAAACCGTGAATTGCAGCGGGTAACGCTTTTCGGTTGTACGTGTTTTGAGCAGCGGGTAGTTCAGCGTACTTTTATCGGGCACGGCGATTTCTCCAATTCCGACCAATTCCTTCGCCTTTGCGTTCAGGGCATTGGTGTTGTCAATGCTGTTTGCGACATAGGTAGGCGTTGCCGCCGATGTGGTTCCCCACGATGCGAAAATGTCACCGCTCATTGTGTTGGGCAGCAAATACAGCCGTGAAATTTGGCTGCGCAATTGCTCGTAATTTGGGCAGTCTTGCGCGGCAGGGATTGCCGGATAGAGTAGAACGTCATCACAATCCGCCGGGCACCCGGTAAGAGTTTCGTTTATTGCAGTTGCCATTTTTTCAGATATGTTTAGACGTTAACGCCAAGATTTGCGGGTGTCGTGATGCGGTCGGGATCGCCTTTTGCTTTCCAGGTTATGATAATGTCAGCGAAGGCCCGGTCATCATTACCGCCGCCGCGTGGCATATCCACATCCACCGAATACGGCACTAAGCCGCCTTCAATGCCGTAGGCGTACCCGCCCAAATCGCAGTAGTAAAAGGTGAAATTGAGCGCCCCGCATTGGACTTTTTGCAGAAAATCATATTGCGCGTTGGATAGGTTCAGGATTCGGTGCGTAAGCGTGTACGTGCGTTCTGAAATTGCCTGTTGCAACTTCGGATAATCCAGGGTCAACGCATCCGGTTCGGCAACGCCGCCAATTCCGGTCAGGATGTGCGCCGTTGAATTGTCCGCCGTCGTGTTGTCTATCGTGTCGTTTGCGTAGGCAGGCGTTGGATAGTCGGCATTGAAGTCGGTAAACACGTCCGCCGCGCCTGTTGGGATAATGATAAGGTCGGACACCTGAGAAAGTGATTGCTCATAACTGGGGCAATCCTGATCCGCCGGAATCGCGGGCCAAACGTTGTCCGTAGCGCAATCCGTCGGGCAACTTATAAGAGAAATGTTATCTGCCATTTTTTAAACAAGTTGAGCGGTTTTGTGAAACCTTTTTTCAGGTCGGCAGGCAAAGCAGCCCGTCGCGCCCGGCGGCACATTTGCGGAAAGCCATGCGATGTTATTCGCATAAGACTTGCCCAGGTAGTTGCGCCTGCTGTTCATTTCATCCTGGTTGTAAGAGGTACACACGTTTATTTTATAGGAGTTTATCAGTTCGTCAATCGCCGGAATTGCCTGCGCAAATTGAAGCGTCCGTGCCGCAACTTGTAATGTGTAATCGCCTACGTTTTCCGACAAATCGCAAATCCAATCGAGTTCGCCGCAACCAAAATACAAATCCAAAACCAGCCCGTAAGCCGATGCGGAAAAGCCGCCGGTTGTCGGTGTGTCGCTGTCGGAATTAAAGCCCGCCGCGTCGATGTGTTGCCGCCATCCTTCTTTTGCACTACCGCATCCACAACTCACCTTATTGGCCAGGGGCAACGCCGATGCCAGCGGGAAAGAAATGTAGTATTCCAGATAGTCGTTTGGATTGGATGCCGACCACATCGGCAATTCAATAAGGCCCAATGCCGTTCCGGCTCCCCATTGGTTCGCCGTTGCCGCTACTGATACGGGTGTAGGCTCGGTGAAAAGCGGGTCATTCGATGTTACCGAAATGGCATACGTCCCGGTCGTGTCAACGCCGATATGCGCCTTTTTCAGTACGATTTTCCCGCCTTTCACCTGCCTTAATACCCGTAAGCGAAGGCCCGCCCGTGCGTGTGAAACGCTCTTTGTGCCTGTGTTTTTCAGTTGTCCTATTAAACCGGCAAAGGGGGATATTGCCGTGCCGAATTTTGTCCGTAACGCTGCGCTTAAATCCGTCTTGAATTGCAAAATGCCTTTGGCCCTTGCCCTTTCGAGCAATGCCCACCCCTCTATTTCGCAAGCCTCTGCGATTGTTAACCCGAACTCCGGATCGATAATGTAGTAGCCGGAATCCGACGTGTCGAATCCTTCCGGCTCCGGGTCAACGAAACAGGGAATAGAGGAAGGCGCAAGGCCAACCAGCGTATCAAGACAGGTAAGCGCCATAGGTTTACTGGTTCGGCGGTTTGATGTTCACTTGCACGTTTCGGGCCAAAGAGTGCGACCCGGTTCGGACAAAAATAAGTTGATGTTCGGCCCCGTATGTTACCGATCCTCGCAAGCGGAAATGCACCTTCGTGCTATCGGCCCCTGAACACGAAACACTGTCAACAGGCGACCAAATTCCGTTCGTGACCGTTCGCGCCTGCAAAAGTATTTTCGTGTTGGGTGTGCCGGTAAGTTTTCGCAGTTTCACATAGTATTCGTACTGCCAGGGCGAAGCCATGATCCAGGGAATTTTCACCGTGTCGCGTGTGGTGCCGGTCAGCGTGTCCAGCGCAAAAGACTTTTGGTAAGCCTTCGGCGGTGCAAAATCGTATTCGTGAACCACCCCGTTTTCATCCTCGAAAACGTAGGTATTGGATGCCGATTCCGGGTGAATTTTCGGCTCGTTCGTTCGCGGGTTTTTCGTTTTGCTCCTGCCGGTTTTTACAGGTTCGGTTTTCGGCTCAATAATGTCATGTACCGTAATTTCGGGATGTTCCGGCCCGGTGATTGACACCCGGATCGCGCCCGGCCCGCCGCCCCCTGGTGAAGTAGGCTGAGAAGGGTTTGCTGCTAAGGAAAAGTTTTCGGGCAATTCAATTTTGTCGAAAGACATCCCGACGAAAAGAGCGACAATGGCAAGGATAACCGCGCCGCCCCAAATTTTATTCAAGTGTTTCATTTCTGAAAAGTTTTGAATGTGAAAAAATGAAGGGTATCGGCTTATGCCGGTGTAGTGTCGCTGAATTGCAGGATGCCGCTTTCGTTGTTCGGCCCCAATGGAGCGGTAGCAAATGCGCCGATGATCCGCGCCGAAATGTCGTACTGGAATTGGCGGTAGCCGCCAACCGCATCACGGGCAACGCAGGTTTTGGACATCTCCATTTCGTGAACTACCGGAACTTCGCGCCCGTCTTTGATCCATGTGAGGATTGGGTCGGGCTGCGACCAAACGTAGGTCTGGTTTTCGGTGTCGATCAAGGTCATTACCGAAGGTGAGTTCCATTGGTTCCAGAAAGCGAACGAGTTCACGTCAACCGCAAAAACGGTGCGTTGACCCATGTGTTGATCCAGGTCGCGAATGTCGAAGGAAATGTCGTTTTGCGCCCATGCAAGCGCCTGATTTCGGAAAGTTTCATTCATCCGGTTCAGGCCAGCCATCCAAACGTTGTCGTTGAAAAGTTCGCCGGAAAGGAAGAAGTAGTCGCCAAACCCGTTGCGGATTGCGACGCGACGGAATGCGTTGAGGTTCTCGAATGTGAAATCTTCAGGAGGTGCAACAATCAAAGGCGCATCGGTCGTGCCGTTCCAGGTAGAAGGAAGCAGCGTGTCGATGTTCGTCTGCGAAGCAGCATCCAACCCGGCCAAAACAACGTTATTGTTGATTTGGCGGCGGTTTTCGGCCATGATTTGCATTACTTGGCGCTGAAACTCTTCCGTGAAGGTGAGCAGATTGTCGCAACGGTGATCCAGTACGCGGCCCGTGCTGTAAGCAATGATGCCGGTCGTGAGGTCTTTTTTCAGGGTTTCGCCCAACGCGCCAGGGGCAACGGCGCAATCGTTTGTTGCGGGCCAATCTTCCTCCGCGAGTGCGGCGGCTCCGGGACGGTAAAACCAAACCTCTGCACCAACGCAGACGAAATTGTCGCCTTTGAAGCGGGGTAGGGTTTGGGCAGTTTGACGGGGCAAAACCGCGCGGGCGCTGAGCGCCTCGCCGCGTTGCCATTCTGTGCGCGCTGTGTTGGGTTCAGCGAGCCAAAGGTTGAGCGCATACTGCGCTTCCTGCATTTGTGATGCGGTAAAAGCCATTTCGATAAACGCTTTATAGATGAACGTTTACCGGCCTTTGCAAGTAGTTTTTGTGCTTCGCTAAGCCGGCATTAACCGGCAGCCTGTTTTTGTTCGTTCCACGCTTTCATTAGGGCGGGTCTGTCTTCGGGTTTTGCGCTCATAAATTGAGCGTCAAAATCGCGCTGCGTTGTCCCGGCGGCTATGGACACTTTCGTGCCTGCCTGCCCGTTTGCGCCCGCTGCGCCCGATCCTTGCGCCCCTGAACCGCCCCGGTTTTTGTCCTGTGTGACAATGCCAAAAGCGGTTTGGGCAATCGGCAAAACTTCCTTTTCAAAGTCCGATTCATAACCGGATTCATCCAGGAATTTCAGCGCATCGCCTTCTCCGATTTCGATACGGTCGAGGTTTACGCGGGATTTCAGGAAGTCAAGTCTAACGGATTTTTGCTCCGGTGTATCGCCCAAATTGACTTTGCCCTTTTCCAGTACGGAAAGCAAACTCTTTTCAAGCAGCATACCCTTTCGCGTGTTTTCCGCTGCTTTGACTTTCTTTTCCCATTCGGATTTCTCCGCCGCGAATTTCTCCCCGGCCTTTGCCGTTACATCGCTGACAATCGCCCGCACTTGTGGAACTTTCAACAATTCCTCTTTTGAAAGTTTGGTCGGGTCGCCGTCGATGTGTGCTGCGCTTTCTCCCTTCCATTCAACGAATGCAGAAAAAAGCGGCTCACCTTCAAGCGCCTCCGGGTTTTCAAAACCGGAATCTTTTATGAGACGGGAAAAACGTTTTTGCACTTCGGAGCGCCCTACCTTTTTTGCCGTCTCATTGGCTGCCTTGACTTTATCCGGGATGAAGGCTGCCAGTTTGGCGGCTGCCTCTTTTTCCGAAATAAAATCTTCGCCCTGTTTGAAGTCGGCGATGAACTGCTCCGGGTCTAATTTTAAGCCAGACGCGACGGCTTTAAGTATTTCTTCCATAACCTATTATAAGGCGGTAAGCCTATTTTTTTTCCGCTTGTTGGATTTCAATTGGGTCAACGCCAACCGGCACTAACTTTTCTTCTTTGGGATTGGTTTTGGCCGCAACCTTTGGAACGGCGCTGCCATCCGCCCGAAAAGTGTATTTGCCTTTCGTCACGAAATCGGATTCCATCGCTGCTTTTTCAGAGTCGGAAATTGGCGGATAATCTATGCCCGTTTTTTTGTTTCGCGGTATCCAGTTCATGCCATTTCAACGTTTTCCTCCGGTTGTTCGTCGGGAATTTGGGCAGGGATTTCAACCGGCGGCTTTGCATTGCCTTTTTGGCCCTTCGGCTTTCCTGATGTAACGCCTACCGGGTCGCCTGCTACTTTCGTCCAGCCGTTGTCAGCAACCATTTGCCGGGCAATTCTGGATTTAGCAAGGGAAACGCCGTTGAATTTGCGCCGCTCAACGGTTCCGTTTGCGGTCGTGCGTTCGTACAATTCAGATGTACGGAGAATGTTCTTTGCCATAATGCTTTTTTAGCGTGTAACAAAATTTGATCCAAAGGTAAGGTATTCAGCGAAAATTCGCTACTGCTTTTTTAATTTTCTAAATTGCAATGAAGATTTGCGTTTCGTCGGTGAATCGCTTTGCATATCCATCGTTGTAATTATGACAAAACTCGACATCTTCGTTTCTATCTTTAAGCGCCTTTTCAAAGGATGCTTTAAGTGTGCTGTACATCTCTGGATTCTTATCTTTTATTCCTTCCCAATGCTCAAGATTGCGGCTTGCCAGTATAAAAGACTCTTTTATTTTTCTGTCAATGCTTTGGTACTCGTATTTGTCTTTTTTTAAATACCCGCCAATATGGAATAAAATAAACCTTTCTTCCTTATGGCTTACCCATCCAATAAAAGAACTTTCCCGATCTTCGTCTGTCATTTCTTCGCCAAAAAAATCACCTGCCCGTATCTGATTAAAAACGGCAAGCGTCATTCTTTTGCCGCCAACCTCCATTACCCGGATAGTTATCGGAACGGTTTGAATTGATATTTTTTCCATTGTTTTTAATTTTCTGCTTTGACAATTTTCGTGTAAGTATTCCGGCCCCTCTTTTTCGTTACCCGATAGTTTGTAAGCGGTGTAACGACTTCCTTTTCCTCGATTGCCTGAACGATCTTTTCGGCAGCCCGGTAGTACGCCGATTCGAGCGCCGCCGTGTGCTGTGTCTCTCTGATTTCACGAAACTCTTTTTCCACGCGGGCAATGCCTGGTGCGGCTTCGATTATCGGGTTTGATGCCGACAGGCGGAAAAGCCTATCCAAGTTCACCCCGGCAAATTCGCCTTCGTTGAGACGGTTAAGGAAGCGGTCATGTTCCCGGCTGCCCTGCCGGTTAACGATCCATTCTCCGCCCTCCGCCTCTCCGTACACGTTGCCTTCGCGGTCTGATACCGCTATTCCGCCGTATTCGTGCGCCGGGCCTTCCAGTTTGCCACCTTTGCGGAATTTCGGCACTGATGCGGCTTTCAGGGCTTGAGATTTCGCCACCGCAAACGCCCCGAACATGGTCGCTATCGTTGCAACGGCAAGCGGTATGCCCACAAAAGGAATCGCAGACAATGACTTGAAAATGTTTGCCGATGCGGAAATAAGGGATGAAATTTGACTCACACTGTCAAGCAGGATTTGCGCCCGCACTGCTTTTACCCTTTCTTTTTCCGCCTCTTCCCGCGCCTTTTTTGCCTCTTCCAATTCTTTTTTTCGTAGGTCGCTGTTATTTGCCAGCCCCTCTTTTGCAAGTTCCTGTTCCCGGATTAGCGCATCTTGCGCCGCTTCGACCTTCTTGCTTGCCGCGTCAACCGCTGCCTCTGCCTCTTTTACCCGTGCGTCTGCAATCTGGTTCAGACTGTCGATAATTTCAGCCGTAGCATCTTTCAGTCCTTCAAAACCCTCTTGGCTTATGCCTAATATTTGCGCCAGGCTTCGAGGCTGTTGCCCTTCGATTGCTTCCTGCGCTACCGCCTGCAATTGTTTTACAATGCCTTGCGCGCGGAACTTCATGTCTTCGTCTATGGTGTCCGCAATCGGCAGGGGCTGTATTGGCTCGGTGCCTTTTTTGATTTCTTCAACCTGCTGCTTTGCCTTTGAAAGTTCCTCGTTGTATTTAGCCACCACTTCGCCGAACAGGCTTGCAATGGCTGCCTCAATCTCTTTTCGTTGCCCGTCTGTTGTGGCCAATGCCAACAACTTTTTTTGCAGGTCTTCAACGCCGTCCAATGCCGCTGCAAACTCTTTTTCAACTTTTCTAATCGGGTTGAATGTGTTTTCAATATCCAGGGCTTCGGCCCGCTTGTTTACATCGTCTAACAACTTGTTGAAAGCCTCCAATTGTTTTTTTGCCTCTTCCTGCTGCTTTTTGCGCTCTTCAGCGGCTTCTTTGCGGAACTCTCTTTGCTCTTTTTCAGCATCAAAATTCGCTTTGTTCAGGTTAGAAACCGCCTCCTGAAAATCAACTTCCGCCTTTGCCGCTTCTTCACGGGCGGCCAAATTTTCTTTGTCAAGTGCAAATTTCTGCTGCGCTATTTGTTGCGCTTCCAAAGCCCGATCAACGGCCTGTTCAGCCAGCGTTTTTTCTATTGCAGCCGCTTGAGTTGCCGCTTTGGCCCGTGCGCTTATGGATCGTGTGCTGTCATCTGCAACCTGCCTAAATTTATCCAACTCAACCCGCGCCCGCGCCGCTTCAACACTTTGCGTTATTGTAACATCGCGCAACGCCTGCAAGCGTTTTTCCAAATTGAATGCCGATACCGCCGCGTTTGCCAGTTCATCACCGAACCCGGTAACAGCCTGCGTTGCCGTCGATAATGCCCCGGAAAAGTCGCCTGAAAAAAGTTGTACGAATGCGCTACCCAGTTTTATAATCCTTTCCGCAACAACATTCAAAGCGGCGCTAAAACCGGCAGTTATTTGGTTGATTTTATCTAAAAGTGGCTGAAACTTGCTTAAATACTGAATAAGTGAGGCAACGCCGGCAATAATAACGCCTATGCCAAGCGCCTTTAAAACGCCGCCAAATATGCGAAGAGCGCCGGTTAGCGCCCCGGTTGCCCGCGTCCCGCCCGCTGCGTTCGACGTAAATCCCCGCATCGTTTCTGACCATTCGCCAAGCGACTTGCCCGCCACCTGCTGCCCGGCTATTGTTTGCCGGATGGATTGCAGCCAAGTTTGATTTGCCGTCCGTGCCTGCTCTACCGCTTTGGCCTGCTTCGCCGTGTCGGTTGCCGCCGCGTCCATTGACTGCGAAAAGTTGTCAGCCGCACCCGCCGCCTGGTTGAGCGATTGCGTAGCGGTGTCGCCAACAGTATCGACAGATTTGCCGATGGAAATAACCTGTTTTTCAAGGTCATCCAATTTTTTAGAAATTTCACTGTCGTCAAATGTCGCCTTAAAAACTTCTTCCATCGCTGCTGTTTATTGCTTTTCCTTTGCCCGCGCTATCGCCTCCTTTTGTTCGGCTTCGCACTCTTCGAGCAAGGTGAAAAATGTAATATAGTCGGTTTTTATCAGGTCTGACAAGGTGTAAAAAGAGCGAACGCGCATTATAAACTCAAGCCCATGTCGCAAATCGTTTTCAATCTTGTCGGTCATAAATTCGTACCGCCCGCCCGAATCTAAGTAGTACCGTCCGACAACTTTTCCAGCCGCTCCGCTTGCCGTTCCGCCTCGTTTCTTAATTCGGTCAATACTTTGCTGAATCCGGGTGTTAATAGCATCGCAAAAAAAAACAAGTCCTGTTCACTGATGTTTTCCTCCACCCAATCGCCGATGTATTGTTCCGCCCGGTTTAAATCCCATTGGTACGGGTCATCGCCGTCCCGGTAGATGAATATTGTACAAAGGTAGAACGCCTTGTTATAGCGGTCTTTTGACATATCCAAAACGCCTTTCCTGTAACTGTCTGCCAACAGAATCAACTCCGTGCGGATTTCAGAAAACTTCTTGTCGGCCCCTGCCAGGTCGGTTATTTGTTTGAACGCCTCCACGATGCCGGAAAAGGTTTGCCCCGTTCCGACAACGATTTTCAATTTTTCGTATTCCGTCCACTTGCGTATCCCAAGCGGATCACCCGGTCTTATGAAATGGTACGTCCTGCCGTTCGCCGTAAACGGTTCGTAAGACAGTCCGCCGTTCGCATCGCGGGCCAATGGCTTTATGGGTTTGAAATTTTGTTTAACCTTTTCGCTCATTTGTGAAGCCACTTATCAACAATAAGATGCCATGTTTGCAGCGCATACGCGCCCGATATGGCGATTAAAATAAACGGCACTGAATGCCAGTCTAATCCGCCGTGCAACTGCTGATACCCGATTGCAACCCACCCGGCGTGGCACTTAGCGCACCCGACAAGCGGCATGAATAACCACATCGGCAGACGGGCAAGCAATCCTTTTACCAGCCAAAACACCTGCCCCGGTTCGGATAGTGGGCCTGTGAAAAGGTAGGCCCAAATGGATATGTAGAGGGCGGTTTGCATTACGGGTAAACGCGGATTTCGATAGGCGTCAAATATAGTTTTTCATCCGCTGCGACACCACCTTCCGTAGTTAATAATAATATGTCATTTGCGCTGTTCCAAAACCCGTATTGAATTATATTACCCGCTGCGGCCCCTAAAAAGATAGCCGTTTTGTTCTCGGTAAAAACACCTGCAAGGGTTCCGATATAAACGCCAACATCGTCCCGCGTCCACACCACCGTCCCACCAAGTGTATTTTCCAAAACCGTTGCAACGGGCGCGTCTGTGCCAGTTTGCGAAAGCAGAGCAACATATTTCAGGTAAGACGCGCCGCCTAAATCGGCAATGTCCTGCGTCGTTGTTCGCACAGTTTCCCCGTCCTGAACTACCGGAACGAGTTCGGTGCCGTCAAGCACCGCTGCTGCTGTCAGTTCTGATATTTTTTCCTTTGCCATTGTATTTTAGGTTGCGCTTCGCTCTGTTACAAGAGCGTTGCCGGTTTCAGTTAATAGGATTTTGCCAGATTCTGAACTAATGTAAAACACCCGCTCCGACGGCGGGTATGTAGGTGGCGGGTATGTTTCACCGCTGCCTTTCGGAACAGCAACAAGGAAAAACGTCGCGTCATTAAGTTGCTTTTTCGTTGCCATTATTCAGAAATTATAGGCGTTTCTGTTTCGGTTGAAATGTGGTTTCCTTCCTCGGTAATCAGGTAGTTATCCGTAGGCTCCCCCGGCAAACAAATGTCCGTATCCGCCACAAATGGCGGCTCGTACAATTCAGGTAAGCAAAAGCGGTTAAGGATGAATGTCCCTTGTATTTGTAAGGCAAAGTAATCGTAAGGCCAAACAAAAACGGCCTGCTTGTCGGGCAGATTCCAGAATGAAAACGGCGCAAATATTTGCGGTGATTTCTGGATTTGCGAAACGCTCGTTATTTCAATTCTGCGGTATGCCCGCGCCTTTGGCGTGTCTGCACCAAATACGGTTGTTGCCGCGCCCGGCGGTGTTCCGAAAAATTCAGCAATCACATAAGGGACAAGTTTGTCCGCCGCCCAGCATTCCCCCGCCGTTATCGCATCGCCCAGGCGTTTCATGTTCATCCAGCAAACGAACTTCAAATTGAAGCGGTAAACAAGTCCGCCGCGTTGCGGGGTAAATTCGTCAAATCCAACAAATGACGTTCCTCCGTTGTCCACGAAATAGGCCACTGCCGAAAGGCTGCTTTCAGGAATAAACCATTTTAGTTTAGCCTGATCTTCAAAGCAGCGTTCGGCGTTCACATCGCAAGCGACCGGCCAGGATTGCCAGCCCACGACAACCGTGTCACCGTTGTCCGCTTTGCGCGTGTCCGGCTTTTTGGCTTCAATAACCAAACCGCCGAACCTTTCGATCCAGTCCAGCCCGGCAATTTGCGCCTTTAGTACGTCTGCGATTGCTGCGACCATTATTGTTTAATCACTTGTTTAACAAACATTGCGCCTTCTTTGCCGGACGCCTCCAAAAAATACAGCCCCGGCGGCTCTTCGCTGTTCACATACAGCGTTTTGCCGTTGTGTGGTGTTGCATCCAACGCCCACAAAAGGCGACTGTCTGCGTTATAAAATCTAAGCATGGTAACGCCTGCCGGGACATCCACAAAAAATGCTCCTGATGCGGGATTAGGGTACACGCTAAACTGTTGCGCTTCAAATTCATCCGTTCCGGTTGTTTCTTGTTCGGAAGGCGAAACATAGGCAATGTTAAAGGGCAGGTATTGCAACGGCGTTGCCGTGTATGCGGCCGGTTTCAAAACAGGATGGTTGACCCATACCGGGAAAAACTGCGAAAGTTTGCCCGCTGATTTAGCCACAAAAACAACGCTGAAAATATGGCTTCCGTCCCCGATTGTAATACCGTAAGGGGTTGACAACCCGGCCCGCATCTCTCCAGGTTGAAGGCCATACCCCGGCAGCCCGTACCACGAAAACGCGCCCGAATTAAGGCCCGGAAATGTCCCGGTAAACTGAAAAGGATTGGCAGGATTGGCATAGGCCAACGCCCCGGTATCGTGTTGCATTGCAAACTGAAAAGCGCCGATCCCGACAAAGTTGAAAACGCGAAATTCCGCTGTAACGGTGTCGCCGGCAGAAAACGTTTTGTCCGCGATTTGCCAATCCAATGACTGCGAAAAAGCGGACACGGGAAGCAGCAATGCAAAAAGGATAAGTTTAATTTTCATATTTTTTTGAAAGTTGTTTACTGTTGAAATGCCTTTAAAATTCTTTGTCGGTTGGCCTGCCTGGTCAGTTCGATTTCTGCTTTTGACGGTAGCAAGATATTGCCCCGCTTCTTTGCCGCCCCGGCGATAATGTCCCGGCTGCGCTGGTCGGTGCCTTCGATCACGACGGTAGCGGAAAAAACCGTGCTGCTTTCAACGCGTGGGCGGACGGCTGCAAACATTCTGCCCGTCCTGGTGAAGTCCACATAACCGACCTGATACCCTGCTTTTTGCCGGTCTTTGGCGTAAGCAGGGACATACGGCGCAAAGGGTTGTTCGTTGCTGTTTTGCCCTTTGGTTTGTATTCTCAATTTAGTTAATGCAAGTTGGTCGAACGAAATCCGCAGCGCCTCGTTTTCACGGTCGTTAATCAGGTTTTGTTTAATCTGACGAATCCTATTTAGTAGCGCCTCGAATGCCATTTCTTAATCAAGTATAAAATTTTCCTGACAACCTTGAAACGCTTCGGCCTCCACATCGAAATAAAAACGTCCGACATTCAGCGCCGTTCCCTGCCTGTTAGGCGTTTCAAAGGTAAGGTTTTGTATCGGTATTTCTACTTGCACGAGCGCGTCAACGAGTTTTGCATCTTCCAAAACAATCGTATCCAGGTCGCCAGATTTGGTCAGCCACCCTAATACAAAATCTGGAATATCCGCCACCTCAAACCCGCGCCGCTCAACAGTGCGCGTAAAGCGCCGTATTTCTTCGCCGTTGCCGTTCACCGCTATTTCTGTTTCTCGTTCGATTTCAGGTACATCCAAAATCGGCATTGGCAAGTACATATACTGCTCATATCCGGTTTGGTAAAGCACATTCGCCTTGTCGGTCGTGTTGCTGAAATTAAGCCTCCATACCGGCCCGGTTGACAGGATTCCGGCCTCGTTCGTGCTTGTTGTTGGTGTTCCAAGTGTCAGCGTTGCGCAACCGTCGGCACTATCCCATGTCGCTACATATGATTTGGTAATAATCAGCCCGCAAGATGTTGTGGCAACAATCCTATATTCCCGCGTTTCGTTGGAAAGCGTTTCCTGTATTGTCACATCATTGTTCGTTGCAATAACATCCCAGGACAAACCGCTTTTGCGCTGTATTGTGTATGTCGTTCCGCTTGCAGCCGATATTGCCGCTTCCAAAACAAATTGGATAACCGGGTCTTCAACTGCGCATGAATCAGTCTGAATTTGCAGATCAACCACTTCAAAACCGCAAAAGTCCCTGCAATCCAGAACCTCCGAATAAAACTGCCCGCCTTCATCGCCTAAATTGATGTAAACATACCAATACCCGCAATCCGGTATTACATCCAAATCGGTATCCGCTTTCCATGTTACCCACCACCGCGTTAAGTCGGTTTGGACATTAAGCACCGTATGATCCAGGATAACGGCGTCGGTGTCATCTTCCGGGTTAAACAGCACAAATGCCGACGGCGTTGGCGCTGTCCCTGTACCGGACAACTGGAAAGGCAAAAGCCGCGTTCGAGGGCACGGCAAGCCATACGGAACCAAGTCCGTACCGAATTGCCGGTGCCGCTGGAAACGCAGGTCGTTTGCGCTGTATCCAATCGCGTAGAACGGCAGGATGTTGCCCGGATTTGATGGTATCATTTTTTACCTTTTTTGGCCTTTTTGGGTTTGGGCATTTTAGTTGCCATTTTGTGGCTCTCGCCTTTTTCCTCTTTGCCTCTGGGGTGTTTTGGCTCTTTCATTTTTTTCATTCGTGCAAAAGATTTAAGGTCAACATTCCCGCTTGCGTATCCTGTTCCGCGGTTTTCACTTGCCCCAAGCCCAAAGCAGTTTCAACCGTTTCCGTCGGCTCAAACGCATCGCAGCAAAACGGGATTTTAATTGCTGCCTGTGCCTTGCGCTTTTTCAGGGTTTGCACAACGAACGTACCGCCCGCCGTGCTGGTTGCTGTCATCGAGTACCGGCCAAATACCCACAAATTGTTTATCAACTGCCTCCATTGCATCGCGCCATTTGCGATGCCGTCAATGTTGTCAATCAGGTAGTCATCGCCACTAATCGGGTAAGCACACACGAAAACGAATCCAACCAAGCCGGCCGATGTATTTTCATAAAGGCCGCCAAAGTCGGCATTCATTTGGGTAAGTTGATGGTCGATTTCTGAACCATTCGGGCAACCGTAGTCAATTCTTCGAGGCGTGAAAGTCTCGTTGAAAGATTCCTGATATGCAAACCGCTCAAATGGCGGAATTTCACCGTCTGTTTCAAATCGGTTAAGGCCGCGAATGTATTTGCCGCCCGCCAATGTGGTGAGGTCAATCCCTGCGCTTCCTGTAAAATATGTTTCGTGCTCGATGCGCAAAACATTATCACCGCCATCCCGAACAATCGCCCATCGAACATTTAGCGCGTCCTTTAGCGCTGTCAAAACGTCATTCAGCGAAAGCAGCAACCGCGTAGCGTCGTTTGTGGCCCCTGCATTTACCACATCCGACTTTTGGAAGATTAGAACGCTTTGCATCACGGCTTCAACATCCTTCGCGTAATCGTATGCGTCGTTTGTCGGGTTGGTGTTGTCCGGGTTGATATTCAGAAAGTCGCTTTTTACGCTGTCAATGTCGCACCCAGTGGCCTCAACGGCGTCCTCAATCATTTCCTGAATAAGCCGCCCGTTGCTCACCTCGAAAGTACCGTCTAAAAATTCCGCCGTGTAACTGCCTGTCAGAGCGGTTATTTCCTGCACCGACGAAACGACGGTAATAGGCCGCGCCCAATCGTTGCCGCCCTGGTTAACCCATCCGTATCCAGGGGGAGCGCCCACCTGCGTAACAACTTCCCGTTTCCAGGTCGTATCAATACTCACATCATCAACGCCCACCGAACCGGATCCGGTGTAAACCTGCGAATGCGCAACGGGTGTCCACCCGGTTGTTGGGTCTGCGTCCGGGTCGAATTGCACATCGTGCGGCCCCGCCCCGCTCCAACAATCCCTCAGGAAAAGCAATTGCCCCGAACTTGCCGGGATAATTACCGGCCCGTCATAACTGCAAATATCCGTTTCAATGGTGCCGTAAATCCCTTTCAGGGTCTTTGCCGTGCCGTAAAGCAACCAATTTGTTTGCTTGCCAAAGTTGTTTTTGGCGCATTCGTACACGTCATTTGGCACGACCTTAAACGAAACTTCGCACTTGTCGAGGTCGTATTTGCCCTCTGTGGGTAGTACCACCCCCTCGAAAAACGTCACCCATTCGCCCCCGCAATACTGCTCAATCAACATCGTAACACTACACTCCGTAGCCGCGTCAAGTATCGCTTTGAAGTAGACATAATCCGCACCCCGAAACAGTAATTCCGTACCCAACGAAACGCGATAACTCACGCCATCATCCTGCAATTCCCAACGCTTTTTAAGCCCGGTGTTGACAGGTGAAACGGTCATGTCGCCTGATCCGTCGTTCGCTGTGAAGCGGAATTTGTCGAGTAGGTTAAACATCAAGAATCAATATTTTTTGCGAAGTTCTCAACGTCCCACTCTGAAATGTGTAGGGAGTTAAATTTTTGATTCAGCGCATATAGTTCTTTCCTATATTTTGCCGTGCTGAATCCGTGTCCAAAATTCAGGCGGCGAATACTTGCCCTTATTTTTTCTTCCCGACTGTTCCCGCGATACCACGTACAAGCCCACGGCGTTGCATTTGGGGACAGGTAAATGTGCCACCTAAACCACTTTTGCCCCCGGCTATTCTCCCGCCATTGGGCAATTACAGGTAGGGTAAAACACAAATATCCCCATCGGGTAGATATGTTGACGGCCCAACACATAGCGTTAGCGCCGTATATTGTTACCGGCCCGATTGAAAGATGCCCGCCCATGTGGTTTTCCCACCATGAAAGCGCCTTGTACTTTTTTGTAAAGCCCCAAACGTGCATAATTTTACTGTTTTTCTTTTAATTCATCGTAATCCTTCAAATATTCGTTCATCATGGCTTCGATTCGTGGTAGCGTTTTTCGCCCTGCGATTTTCAGCGCGTCCCGAAACGTAACAGCCTCCATCAAATTTGCAAAGCCTGAATTTGCACAAATATGCTCTTCCAAGAGAGATACAAGGCTTTTGAATACCTGGTTTTCGTGTTCGCTCATGGCTAATTCTCTTTTTGCTTTATCCATTCTTTCGCCGCAATCAGGCTTGTAGTTTGAAAAAGTGTTTTCCCTGTAATGTTTTTAACCGCATAAAAATAACGACTTGATGAGCCGGCAGCCGCAAACACATCAACAACGATTTCATATTTAGGAACAGGATGAATTTTTAATTCACTCAAAAACTCCTGTGCCTCTTTTGCGGTTAATTGCGCGCAATTGCTCATTTATTTTCAGTTTTTATTTCGGGCCGCAAATGCGCGGCGATTTCATCCGTAATCCATGACAGCGTGTGCCGGCAATTGTAGCCGCCGCAATCAACAAAAGGGTCATATCCTACTTTCGGCTTCCCCTGGAATTGCAAATCTTCCCAACTTGAAATTTCAGGACGGCTAAAAACCTTATTCACGCGGGCAATGCAAAACGGTCGGCTGTCCTTTTCCAATGTCCCGCTATAAATCGCGTACTCCAACCCCAAACGATCTGCATAAATCAGGTTTGCCGTCCGGTCAATCCTTTGATAAAGGTCAAACGAGTTTGTCCGCCAATGCCTTTCCAACATCCCTTGCCCCGGAATACCGACAAACACCTGCCGGAACGTTTTTTGGAACTGCGCCAGCGGCATTTTTTGCGTTATTGCCTGGTTGACCAACCCCGCCACCCGTTGCGCAATTGTCGGATTTTTAAACAGGCTTTCAAAGTAGCCCCCCGGTATCAGTTCCTTTGTGTTGACATTGTACCCCCACCTTTGCAGGGTCAGCCGCCGCGCCGCTTCGTCGATGCTCTCCACCTTTCCAGGCTCAAACGTCTCGAAATATTCACTATTCAGCCCAAACAGCCTACCGGCCCAATCCAACACGCTGCCCAACATCGTTTTTTCGTATTGCTTCTGCCATCTGGACATTGCCCGAAACAGCCCCGCCACTTTGCCCAAATTCGATGCCGTGTATTTGATCCGCCCGTTTTCCGTTTCAATGGTGCCAACCAGCCAATCAATTACCAATCCGTAAGCCGCGTTTTGCAAGCCCCTGACAACGGTGTTTGTCGCTGCTGCTGCCTTTTCTGATTCTGCGATTCGGCGGCGTTCAAGTTCGGAGCGGGTTGGCATTTACTTGAAATTCTTGTTCGCGCTTTTCATTGATTTGATAATTTCCTGATTTGACCGCCCAGCCCTTTTAACTATGCCTATTTGCCCGCTCGGAGAAACAACCCGCACTTGCGTATCACTTGGCGCAAGCGTGATTTTATACCCGCCAATCGTTTCACGGGGCAAGAACGATCCGCCACCCTTCCCGCCCCGGTCTTGCCGCGTTCCGTCTTTATCCATTTGAGCAAACGCAGCCCGTTGCGAATCTTTTGGGAGTTTTTTAAACTTTTTGGTTGCCATAATAAAACGTTTTAGAATTATGCGCCTTCGTTGAAATTAGGCTCCACCATCACATCCGCCCCGGCCAACTCAATCCGGCCCCGGTATTCTGCCACTTTCGCTTCAACAATCGCCTTTTGCTGCTCGTACTTGAGCATATGAAAATTAGGCGTTTCAACCTCTATTTCCTGAAATATCTGTTTCCAGTACGCCCAAAGAATAGCGTTGCTATCGGTAGGCGAAAGGGTAGAAATAATTTGCGCCTGCTGTTCCGGCGATTTGTCATCGAAAGGAAGCCATGCGTACCGCGCCGCGATGCGCTTATGTGTTTCCGGTTCGCCCTCGAATTGCTTTGCAAGGATGCGGTGCCGCTGGTGGACTTTCGCCTCGTAAATATCTACCTGTTGAATGGCGGAAAAATTGGCAACTTCCTGCTCTAAAGTGAGCATATCTATTTTTTCCGGGTAGGAATAGTTGACCGTAATCGGCCCGTATTCCCGATAGTTTGCCAGCACCCGAAAGGCAAGTTCAATGCCCTGGCAAACAACCAAAGCCGATGCACGCAATATGTCCGCCTGCGCATCAGTCTTTTTCAAAATGGCCGTTGCCGTGTCGGTACTTGCGCCCGTCGGTTTGGTGGATGTTTCCCGGCCCAATACCGCATCTGAAAAACGAACTTTGTGTTTTTCAAGTTGGGAATCAAACCATTCCAAAAGCGCCGTATCGGTAGGCTCCTCAAAAGCGAGTTTGGACAGTTCGAGCAACTGGTTAGGCTCTATGCCGTCCGGCATTGCCAAACGCAAAACTTCCTGCTCGGTGTTGAAGTTGGCCCGTAGCCCCGAACCATTGCAGGACGGGCAGCGGGTTTTGCCGTGTTCGCCCGCGTATATCCAGCCCTTTTCGCAGCGTTCGTGCTGATCTGTTTCGTACTCACACGCTGGCGAAAATTCGCTACGGCGTCGGAATGCCTGCATGACTATTGCCACATCAAGCATTTGTTTATCCCGAATCACATCTTTCAGCACGAAGCGCCCATCCCAAAACCAAGAAACGTAACTTTCCTCGTTCGTTTCTTCATCCGGGTATGCGCCCACGCAAAAGGCCGGGACTTCGCCCGCGCCGTGTTCAATGATGGAAATGTAAAAGGATTTGCGCTTTTTCTGCGATAACGGCAATGGGGCGCTTTGGTATTCAAACCCGCTTTCGTTTTTCTCCCTTTTCGGCTCTTCAAACACAGGGTAAACATCTACCTCAATGAAGGTTTCCCCATCCATTAACACCGTCTGTTCTCCGATTTCCCGCGCCTTAATTACCCGCGTCGTGTCGTACATATAGTACGTTTCAAGTCGCACATCGCGCCGCAATCCGCCCTCAATCTTGTATTCCATACGAAAGTCCCGAAACAGCACCCATGCCGGTATCCCGTCGCTGTCCATGCCAAAATTTAACACGTCAATGCTACGGAAAATAGCCGGGCGAAGGTTTGTTCTTTCGATTTCACCGTCTGGTCTGCGCCGGTCGTTCCGGTCGTAAAGTATCCAGGCATTCGGGTCGTTTTTGGTGAGGTGGCGTATTTTCCCGATTAACCAAGCCTCCAACCCTACCCCCGGCAAGAATGCTTCCCAAAGCGCCGTTTCCAGTTCCTGCTTTTCCTTTTCGGTTGCTGCCACCAGTTCGCGCCGAACGCCGTCAACACGGGTAAGCCGGTTCAAAATGTCTGCTTCGGAAATGACGGTAGGCGTTGCCGGATTGTTCAGGCGTAGGCGCTGCGCTTTGAGCGGCTCCGCCTCAAACCGGCGGTACTTCAACACCTCTTTATCCTGACCCTTGCCGGTGGTGAACATATGGCAGTCGTGTCCGACTTCAACGGTTCGGTCATAATGCGCATGGCGCAACTGAAAACTAATGTTCTCGGTGAGGATTGCTAAGAGTTGCGTTTCGTCCATGCTTCAGCGAAAATTCGCTGCAAGGTAGCAAAAACCGTGCGAAAGTGCAAAACTATTCTTTGCCAAACAGAATTTTGAGCAGGAAGCAGATGAAAAAGAAAGTCAGCATGGTATGTAAAAAAACCCGCACCCCTTTGGCTCCGAGGTAGTGCGGGAAAAACAAACAAAATATGAAAAAGAGAATCAAGCAAAATATGCCCCCTGCCGTTGCATCACCGTTCCTGCTATCCAGTACCGCGCCGCGTCAATGGCATGGTTAAAATTGTCACTTGAAATTAAGGCTTGCAAAATCCCCATGATATTTTTTTGAGGCTTCGTCACGCGCCCGTGCCGCCTCTTCTTCTGTTTTGAAGTTTCCCAAATGCAGGCACTTGCCACCAATCATGATTTGGGCCTTTATATAAACATTGTTCCCGACCTTGTTATAAACAACGCCCAATCTGCCAGACTTACCGTAAGGCTTAACATTCCGGTTGTTTTCAGTGCGGGTGCAAACGCGTAGGTTTTCACGGCGATTGTCAAGGCCGTTCCAATTTTTGTGATCCGCCAACACCCCATCTCCATTTGAAAGCCCCAACAAATAGCGGTGCATTAGCATAATTGTCTTTTTCCCGTTTACCCGAATATTTGTAGCAACATAACCCGACTTGGCAACGTGCCATTTATGCGCCGATACTTTTTCGTGGTCGCATTCGTCATAAAGGCAAGTAAATTGCCCGTTCTTTTTTGATTTAATCAGTAGTTCCATGCCTTAAATATAGTAAACATCATGCAAAATAAGCCGTTTTTGGCCTGACAATTTCCAAAATATCAAAGTACATTTTCATCAAAAAAATGTCTGAAAAGTCAGGCGAACGGCCAATCGCAGCAATGATTTCAGGCTTTGGCATTAACTTCAATTTGCCGTCGGTATGCTCAACCGCCTTTTTGATAAAAGACAATTCTTCGGAAAGCATTTGTCTGTCGTATTCGTTTGTCACTCCCTTTGCCCACATACCGCCCGCGTTAACCTTGCCAGCCAGCATAAAACCGCATTGAGATTTCAGGTTGGCGTATTCCGTGCCGGTGTCATCAGGCATTTTAATTGCCGATGCCCCACCGTGAAAAGGCATTGCCCCGGGAATGAAACCGCCCTTATTGCCTATGAAAGCCCCAACCCCATCAGCGTCATAAATCACGCTTGAAGGCGGGATGCCGTGTTTTGCCCTTAATGCCTGAATCGCTTTTAAAACATCCTGCCCGCCGCTCTTTGGCATCCAAATATGTTCGATCAAAACGTTCCCGTAAAATACCGCCGCCCGGAAAATGTCGCTGCCGTGCATTGCAACGTCACAAATCAAACACCTTTTGCCATTCTTCGAAACATGGTCGTTTTCAAAAATGTCTGTTATTGCCCGGTATTCAATCAGCGAAAGCGGGTCGCTCTCATAATCCCAATTACCCTCCAAAAGACGCGCTCGCGTTACCGGGTCTAACCTCGAAAGGTTTTCCAAATATGACTTTGCAAGGTGTGGATTATCTCCAGGGAGCGCCGCTACAAACTTTCGGTAGTCCGGTAGTTTGCCGTCACGGTATGGCTTATAAAACGTTTGGTAAAGCCAATTTTTTGCCGGGTTTGCCGTCATCAGCAATTTAGGCCGCAATCCAAATTCGTTTAACCTGAACCTTATGCGGCTTGTTACAATGTCCTTTGCCCGAAAGTCAATGCCGCCGCACTCTTCGATAAATCCGTCTGTGATTTCAAGCGAACCCAATTCAGAAAAATCCGGGTCGCTCGGATAGTAGGCAAGGTCTTTTAGGAAAATAAAAGAATCGTTGTAAAATACGATACAGTTAGGCCGCTCTTTGTCGTTCGTTCCGGTAAGGTAAAAATGAACGTCCTTTTTTAGTCCCTGCCATGCGGCTACCTCAAAGAATGTTTGCAGGGTTGTTTCGCGTAAAGTTTTCATTACAGACCTACCAATCAGCCCCCGCGAACCCGGATACTTTACCCGCCGTTTCATTTGCCAGTAACACCCAAGCGCCGTTTTCCCGCCGCCAGCCGCGCCGCCGTACAAAACCTCACTCGTCGCTCCGTCCTCCAGAAAGTCGAGCGCCGTTGTCTGTTTGACTGTCAGCCGCATAAGTTTTTTCTTCGTGCCAATTTACCGTGACATCAGATTCAATTTTGTGCCGATCCGCAAACATATCCGGGTAAATCCCTTTGAGCGCAAAAATGACGGCTGTGGCGTTCGGTTGTGTTTTGCTGCGCTTCGTTGTTTTGGCGGTGTATCCGGTCGGAAGTCCCTTATCTGATAAATCCCGCACCTCCGTATCTTCCGTTTCTTCGCCCTCCAAAAGCCGTTGCAAACTGGTTTTAGTTAGCGGTCTGATAATGTCCTGCCAATAGTGCGCGTCCTGACTTGCTTTTGCCTTTTTATAGCGTTCGCTAAATTCGCTAAATTGCCCAACCCAAAGAGAAAAAGACGGTCGTGATATTCCCGCCGCCTCGCAGCAACTTTCAATCGTTGCGTTTTGCGTTTCGTACAACTCGCAAACCCGCTCCACGAATGCCGCTTTTTGTTCGTGTGTGTATTCGGGCTTCGATGTTCCTTTTTTTACGGGCATTAATTTCGCTTCAAATTAAAATAAAACTTCCCGCCGTTCGCCTGCTCCACCACCGTCACCGAATCGCCGCGCACCTCGCCAAATCCCCAAACCGCCGTATTGCCGGTGTTGATTTCAGTCATCAATAGTGCGCTATCTTCGTAAGGCTCCACCGCGTACCATTTCGGGGCAAGGATGCTGCCAAAGTTGTAAACCCAGGTCGTGGCGTAGTCCGGCCCGAAAATGTAGTGCCGTGTATGGTCATCGGTGCGCACCCATTCGCCCTGCAATTCATCCTGCAAGGTTGGATCGAAGCGGCTGTCTGCGCAAGATGCCGCGAAAAGCAGAAAAAATAAGATTGCGTTTTTCATTTTCAGAAAATCGTTTTGGTGGGTCTTGCCCCGTTCTCGCATTTGAAATTCGGGGTTTGGTCAGGCTCGCAATTCATTTTAGCGTATCCCATCAGGCGTTTAATCGAACGCGGTTTA